CCGGGGATGGTGCCGCCGGCGCACCCGGGGGAGAATGGGTAGGCCGGGACCGGGAAAAATTGCGTCTCGGCCTCGTTGTTCGCCCCGGTGAATTCCAGGGTGCCGATGAAGGAGGTGGACTGGATGTAAATCGTGGCGCTGGCGTCGCCGTTGAGGTCCAGCACCAGCTCGGCATTGAGCGCCGCGAGGACGCCGCTGGTGGCCCGCCGTTCACGGATGGGGACAATATCCCCGGTCAGGTTTTTAAGGACGCTCATGGGGTGGTCAGTTGGTAGTGAACGGGGAACGGGCCGGTGAACGGCGCGTTTCCGGAGAGGTGGAAGCGGATCTGGCCGGACTCGGCGACGGCGGAAAGCCGCAGCGCGGTGTCCTCCAGTTCCTCGATGTCGTTCTCCGCATCGGGCAGCGGGGCGAAGGCGGCCATGATCCGCGTCGAGGGGGTCACCGCGGGATCTTCCAGCACGACTTCAGCCCGGGACGTGGCGGGGGGCGGCACTTCCAGCAGGGCGGCGTGGATGTCCGACCCGGTGCCGGCCGCGGTGCGCGGCTGGTTGATCTTGTATTCCAGCCGCCGCAGCTTGTCGCGGACTTCTTGTTGGATGACGGCCATGGAGAATCCTATTTTCCGGAGGCGATGATGACGGGCCCCGGAGCGAAGGCGGCGGCCGTGCCGGCCAGGGCATTCATGCTGCCGGCATCGGGTGCGGTGGTCTTGCTCTCGGTGACGGTCACGGTGCCGTCCGGCGCGGTCACGGTGGTCTTGGTCTCGATGGTGGCGCAGCTGGACAGGGCCAGGGCGGTCACGGCGAGGATGAGCAGCAGCAGGGCGAAGAAGGCGTGTTTCATGCGGTCGGGCGGGACGGGGTGTGGCGGAGGGCGGGGCATGGTCCGTGCCCCGGTGCCGGGGCGGAGGGCGGCGGAGGTCATGGAGCGGCGGATCTTGCGGCGCAGGCGCAGGAGGTGCCGCCGCGGGAGTTTCATGGGTCAGGTGGCGGGCCCGGCGATGTCGCGGGCGTCCAAGTCGATCCGGGCTTCCAGTCCGCCCAGGGACTTTATCAGTGCGGCGAACTTCGGGGAGCTGGCTGGGGTGATCTTGTCCTCCTTCGGCCCGCGGAGGTGGGTGGCCAGCAGCGCGTCGTCCGCCGGCAAGAACATTTTGCCGGCGTGGGGACCGGAGAGGATGGGGTATGACCCCACGGTCCAGTAGAAGGGCAGGCCGTGGTCGAGCTGCTCCTTTTCGATGGCCGCGAGGATCTGGTCGGCGAGGGCCGCGTTGGTGACGAATCCGATCATGCGACGGGCGGCAGTTGTTGCCCGGTGAGGGATTCCCACAGGGTTTTGAGGTTGAGCGTGAAGTTGCCGTCATCGGCGTCGGACATGCCGGTCGCGATGAAGGCGGCCCCGACACGGTCGCTGCATGGGTTTGCCAGCGTGCCGGCGTTGTTTTCCCCGAGGACGTAGATTGCGACGTTGTTGATGGAGTCCAGCGTGCCGGGCGTGGCGCTGGCGCTGGCAACGATGCCGGTGGAATCCCGGCAGCGGGTGATCAGCGTGGTGCCGATGGCGCGGCAGGTGATAATGCCGGGGATCGAGTCGAGGTTGGCGTTGATCAACCGACCGCCGACGAAGTTGGTAAGGTCGAAGTAGTGGGAGCCACCGGCTTCGGTGCTTCGGAGAGGGAGCGTGAGAGCCGGACCCATCGAACCGATCAGCGTGCCTGTCCCGGTCGCCGTGGTGCGGAGAGCGCCGATTGTCGCAGAGGTGGTGCTCAAAAACCCCGCGGACGGCGAGAGGCCGGTGTTGAGGTATCCGGTGGACCCGTCCCCCTGCACGTAGCCCGCCTCATGGTTGACGCTGCCGACCCATGTCCCGCTGGTGCGGGTGATCAGGTCGATGGCGTTTGCGGACGCGCTGGCCCATACGGGAAGATACAGACGCTTGAGCTTGGTAAAGCGACCGGCTGCCTTTTCACCGAGAATGAAGGTATTCACGGCCAGCCGTTGCCGGGTGGTGGGGAATACGCCGGCAGCCGCCAGCGTCACGAAGTAGGCCGCTGTTTCCGGCAGCAGGGAGCGCCTGCGGGCAGCCGCGAAGCAGCCGGGAACCGCCCCGGGGATGGCGCTCGGCAGGTTCATTTCCAGGGGAGGCGCAGGAGGACGTAGCGAAGGGACTGGCTGGCGGTGCCGCCGGAGATCGTGGCGTTGAAGACCTTGGCGGTGGCGCGGAATTCCATCCGGCCGGAAGACTCGCTGGCCAGGTTCCAGGCTACCGGGCTGCCGCCGGAGACCCATTCGCTGAAGCCGCAGGTGTCGGCGTCCTCGGTGGTTTCGGAGGGGGTAAGCGTGCCGGCCAGCAGGCCGGCGGTTTTCACCCACCGGAACATGTAGCGGCAGCCGGGTTCCGTGGCGACTTGCGCGCTCGCGGCACCGGATCCATTCGTCGTCAGCGTTGGCATTCCCCCACCCTGCCACGGCGGGCGGAGCGCGGGAAAGCCACGCGGCGCTTGCCGACATCAGTTCGGCGCGGGGTGCAGCGTGCCGCGGAATCAGTCGGTGCCGGTCGCGTTCTCGACGATGGCGAGGAGATCCCGCAGCAGGTGAGAGATGGACGCGGCGGCGGCGGCCGAGTCGCTGAACAGGCCGGCGCCGGAGAGGATGGTCTCCGCGTCCTTGGCGGCTTCCTCGAGGTCCGCGGGGCCATCGCCTTGGAGAAGATCGGCCAGGCGGGTGATGGCCTTGGGGATGTTCGAGAAGAGGTTCCCATCCGGGAGGTATTCGCCGGCCAGCTTGAATGCGGTGGACTCCAGCGCGTCGCCGAGGAACGGGATGCCGCCGAAGGGACCGGTGAGGGAGGCCAATGCCAGGCGCTTCGGATCCCAGTTCTTTTCGTCGAAGGTCTCGTCGTCGTCATCGTCCCGGAGGTCCCGGGTGGTGGCGCGGATGACGGAGGCCAGCAGGCCGCCGGCGAGCCAGGTGACGGCGAGGGCGCGGGCCTTTGCCGCGGGGGTCTTGCCGGAGCCGAGGGCGTAGGCGGAGAGCATGAGCTTCTGCCGGGCGTCCGAGGCGAAACTCCAGACGATCCGCACGGCGGGATTCGTCCCGGTGACTTCGTAGAGGGAGCGGGTGCCGGGGCGGACGGGCTGGGCCACACGATCGGTGGAGCGCTCGGCGGCCTGGCGGGCGTAGGCGTGGGGGTCGGCGACTCCGATGGCGCGGGCCTGCTTGAGGTGGTAGTCGAAGGTGATGGCGTAGGTGCCGGCGGTGAACAGGGCGTCCGCGCCGGAGATGGTTTCCCCCATGCGGCGGGCGAGGTATTTGAGACGGGAGGGCTTGGTGCTGCTGAGACCGTCGAGGGCCTGCTGGACGACCGGAGGCATGGTGGCCTTGCGGCGCTGGATGTAGTCGCTGCGGAGGGCGGCGGACCAGTCGAGGCGGCCGGCGAAGAGCTTGGCGAGCCGGACCATGTAGGCGGCGGCAGGCATCTCGGCGAGGGCGGCGGCGAGCTGGGTGGACTGAATGGCAAGGACACTGACGCGGCCGACCAGGGCGACGGCGGCGGCGCGGCCGACCATGCGGCCCATGAGCTGGTTCGCGGCGAGGTGGGCGGCGGCGTCGCGGGTGCCGCCCTGGGCGAAGACATCGAGCCAGCCGCGGAGGGTCTGGAGGGTTTCCTTGCCGGCGGCGGCCTCGACGGAGTTGCCGACGTTGCGCGCGTTGATGAGGGCCATGGCCTCGGTGGCGAAGGGAGAATACGCGATGAAATGCTCCATCTGCTTGGAGTGGGCGATGTAGGTCTGGAGGGCATCGCGGAAGTCCGGCTCGGCGATGGCGGTCTGGGAGCGGGTCTTGAGGGAGCCGGGGGTGAGGCCGGCGCCGGTCATGGTGGACCCGGTGACGGGGTCGAGGGTCTGGCCTGCGCCGGCCTGGGCGGGCTTTACGGTGAGGGGTGAATAGTGGGCGTGCCGCGGGAGGGAGACGCCGTAGAGCTGGCGGAAGACGCTGTTGAGCCGCTCGTATTCGGCACCGTATTGGGCGGCCAGGTGGAGGCGGATGGCTTTGGCGTTGTCGGTGAGCTGGTCCTCGAGCTGATCGACAAAGTCCTGGGTGTAGTTCCACTCGCCGGCGGGTGCGCCCTGGTCGTCAACGTGGCCTTCCATGTGGCGGCGGCCGTCTTCCTGGCGCCACATGAGGGTGGCGGTGATGGCCTCAAGCTGGCTGAAGGTGTGGGTGCGGCCCTTGGCATCGGTGGCGGTGATGCCCTTGGCGTCGGACATCTGGAAACGGAGCTGTTCGCCCTGGAGCTTGCCACCGGCGAGGGAGGCGAAGAGGTCGTCGAGGAGATCGAGCTTGTGCTGGAGGGCGTCGGCCTTGGCATGGGCGGCGCGGCGTTCCCAATCGACGAGGGCCTCAGCGTCCGGGGTGCCTTCGCCGAAGGCCTTCTGGACGACCTGTTCAAAGGACATGAGGGAGAGGCCGGCCTTGAGGACGCGGCCGGTGCGGGTGCCTTCGTCCCGCTGGGCACGGGTTCGGCGTTCCTCGCGGGTGCCGGCCTTGCCGGTGGCGGCGGAGAGGTTGGCGCGCTTCTTGCCGCGATCCTCGCGCTGGCGGGACATGCGGATCTTCTCCTCCATGTAGCCGGACTCGAAGACGCGGGTGGCTTCGAGGACGGCGGCCTCGCGGCGGGCGGCGCTTGCCTTGCTCCAGTCGCCGACCAAGCGGACAAGATTGGCCTGGAGCATGGCGTGGGCCTGCTGGTCGGGGGTGAGGTCTTCCTGCTCGGCGAGGATCTCCAGCCGGGTGGCCTCCGCCTCAGTCTCGGCGGCGGTGAGGGTCATGGCTTCGCGAAGGTCGGCGAACAGGCTGTGGACGTCGGCACCAATCTTGCCGCGGGGGCGCTGGCCGGCCTCGTTGCGCTCCGGGGTGGCACGGGCGAGGAGGTTGAGGAATTCGAGGTGATACTGGCCCTTGAGCCATTTCTCGAGTTCCTGGTCGGTCTTGGCGAGGCGCTCGCGGAGGAATTGGAGGCCGGCGTCGGGGTCGGCGATGCGGGCGGCTTGGACCCAGCCGCCGACCTTGCCGCGGATTTCGGCGGGGACGGAGGAGAGGATGGCATCGAGCGCGGCGAGGCTGCGGAGGATCTCCTGGCGCGGGGAGTAAGTGGTGGCCTGGGTGTCGACCTGGGTGGCGAGCCAGGCGTTGGTCTCGGCCTTGGCGACGGTGCGGGCTTCGCGGAGGTCGGCCTTGGCCGCCTCCAGCACTTTCTTCATGCTGGCGACGTGGCGGGCCTCGGATTCGAGGGCCTGCCAGAGGGCGTCCGTGGTGGGTTCGCGGAGGAGGCCGGCGTCGAAGGCTTCCTGCGCGGCCTGGTCGGGGGCGAGGTCCCCGCCGAAGACGGTGCGGGAGACGCCTTCGGAGCCGTCGTAGTCGCCGGGATTGTGGAGGGTGAAGAGGTCGGGGTGCTTCTTGATGGCGGCGGTCTTGCTCATCAGCCGGCCGCGGAGGGAGCTGGAGGAATCGGCGAAGAAGGAGTGGACGGGCTGGGCGCGGAGCTTGGTCAGGTCGTCATCGGAGAGGATGGCGCCGTGGCGGGCCCAGGCCTCGTTCTCGAGTTCCGCGCCGCGGAGGGCCTGGCGGACGGCGGCCTCCCGGGTGAGGGCGCGCTTGAGGCGCTTGGTGCCGGAGAGCAGCTCGAGCCGCTCGGCCTCGAGCCGCAGGTCCTCGAGCTTGCGGCTGACGCGCTCCATGGCCTGGGCGCGGCGGAGCGGGTTCTGGATGCGGCGGATGGAATCCTGGGCGAGGACGCCGAGGCGGCGGGAGCCGAGGGAGAAGGAGGGGGCTACTTCCGCGGCTTGCTGTCCGCTTCGGCCAGCGCTTCGGCCAGCTCCTTGTCCGAGAATTCCGGCAGGTCCTGGCTGAAGTCCGCCGGCCATGCCGGTCCTTTCGAGACGAATTTTTCCGCGCTCGAGGGTGACTTTGAGGTTGGACTGCTGGGTCTCGGCCCCTTCGGTGAAGTAGCTTCCATTGCGGAGGGTATTGTGGACGTCTTCGGCCGTGATGGCAACGCCAAAGGCGCGTTGAAGATCCTTTGTCAGGTCGAGGGAACTGTGCCCGACGGCTTCGTTTTTGATCGCATTCCACCCGTGCCAGTGCATGCCGCCCGGGTTGGCATGGTCGCCCAGGTGGGCCTTAAGTTCCGGGGACTTGTTGATGGCTTCTTGCAGCACCACCTCGAAGGCCTCGTACATCGCCAGCGAAAGGACCGGGTTGTCCGAATCCACCTGACCGTAGACGCCATAAATGCCGGTGGGATCTGAAGGGGTGTTCTGGCCGTAGCGGAAGAAGTCGGAGGTGGTTTCCGCGCCGGTGCCTTCCATGGCAGTGGGCAGCCAGAACTCCACGAACTTCCAGCGGTCCATGATGACACCGGGCACGCCGAAGGTAAGGCCGATGAACCGCTGCACCTTGTTCTTGATGCCGAGGGCACCAGCATCGAGCGCCCAGAACCGCCGGCCCATCTCGCGGGAGGTCGGGGCCGCGTAGACATCCGCGGCGTCCTGCCAGCGACCGTTGAGGTTGCGGAGCATGAGGAAGAACGAATTGGCGTTGGCCGTGGCGCTGTTTCCGACCTGGCCGGCGTCTTGTGCTGATTCCTCCCGCGCGGCGCTGACGACTTGCTCCCAATCGGCAAGACCCATGTCGAATGTGCCGTCAATCGACGACTGGATGGCATCGAGCACGGGCCGGTGGGCGATCAAGCGCAACCACATGCCTTCCTGCTGGAGGGGTGGCAACATCCGCGAAAGGACGCCCCACAGGTGATGCAGGGCGACCGCCCAAGGTGCTGGTGCTTGGCCTTCGCCGATGATCTCCCGCATTTCCCGGGTTCCGTCCAGGCCTTGCCGGGCGCTTTCCTGCGTCGAGTCGATGGTGCGCTCGCCGTGATACTCGCCGTTGAGCTTGGCGACGTAGGCCGCCGGATCGTTGATGATTTCCGCCAGGCCGCTGGGAGGCATGGGGACCTTGCCGTAGATGCCGGCCATCCGCAGGAACTTGACCCAGCCGGGGCCGGTGGTGATCCGCGCGGGGTCTGCCCGCAGATACTCGAGAGCCTCGTCCAGCCGCGCGAAGAACTTGGCGCGGGCGGCCGGGGTGTTCAGCACTTTGGGCAGGCTGGTCGCCTTGTCCTGCTCGATGTCCCACACCGGCAGGCTATCGGTGCGGATGGCCGTGACGCCCTTCGGAGGTTTGATGCGGAGCCGGCTGGGGGCGATGGAGAAGGACGGGGCGGCCAGGTTGGCCACGTAGATGGAATCCGAGGGATAGCCGGCGAGCATCTCGAGCGAGGTGATCGGTTCCGGCTGTTCGTCCATTTCAGAGACCGCGAAGAGTTGCCGGCCATCGGCAAAGAGGGCCTCGGCTTCCTGCTTGTTGGCGACGGGCTGGAGGTCGTCAGCAGCAACGGAGTCGAAGGGTGACATCCCGCGGCGACGGCCAAGGCTGAACGGATCGCCTTCGAGCGGGGCAGGTTGCGCGCCGTTGAGGATCGCGGCCTCCGCGTCGCGGGCTTGCTGGTCGTAGTCGATCTGCTCGTCCACGCCGAGGAGCTTGGCGAGGTAGCCGTCGTAGGTGGCGGCGTCCAGGGTGCCATCGGCGAGGCCGCGCTTGATCTGGGCGGCGCGATCGATGGCGAGGCCGAAATACTCGCGGATGGCGGCGATGAAGCTGCGGAACTTGCCGAGGCGCTGGTCGCCGAGGAGGCGGGCGAGGGCGGAGAGGTTTTGGGAGACGATGCCGGCCGGGAGCTGGCGCTGGCCGCCTCCCTTGCGGGTGCGGACGACTTCGGCTTCGGCGATGGCGGAGATGGCTTCGTCGAGGGCGGTCTCCTGGTCGGACTCGGAGAGGGTGTCGAAGTCGGCGGGGAGTAGCTGGAGGGGCTTGCCTTCGCGGGTGGTGCGGCCTTGGAGGACCTGATTGACGGCATTGACGAAGGCGACGTCGTCCTCGCGGGTGAGGGTGCCGCGGGCGTGGGCCTGGCGGCGGAATCCGTGGGTCTCTTCGTGGAAGACGTCGAGGACGCTGCCGCCTTCGAGGATGCGGTTGACGGTGCGGAGCTGGCCTTGCGCGAGTTCGGTGCGGGATTGGCCGAGGACGATGTTGGTGACGCTGCCATCCCCTCCCATGAGGCGCTCCTGGGCGGCGACGCGCTCGCGGGCGCTGGCGGATTGGGCGGCGGCCTGCTCGGCGGTGAGGGTGCGGCCGAGGTCGAGGTCGATCTCGGTGGGGCGGTCGGTATCGGTGCCCCACTGGCCGGAGACTTCCGCGGCCTGGTAGGCGGTGAAGACGGTGGCGATTCGATCGGCGTCCTGGTCGGCGGAGAAATTCGCGTGGGTGGTGGCGAGCTGGGCGGCGCGCTGCCAGTCGGGGGCCTGGCCGATCTCGCTGCCGGTGGCGGTGTCGTAGAGGGTCCAGGTGCCATCGGTGCCGCGGACGGCGCGGGGCATGATGCCATTGTCGGAGGCAGCGGCCACGGCGTCCTTTTCGGCTTGGAGAGTCTCGGCGAGTTCCTGGGTGGCTTCCATGGCGTCCTCGCTGCGGGGATCGCGGGCGGCGAGTTCGGCCTCGATGGTCTGCTCGGCCTGGTAACGGCCTTGCGCCTGGGCGGCGCGGATGCGGGCGATGCCGTCCTGGGAAATGCCAAGGACGCGGAGGTGGAGGTCGGGAGCCTCGGCGAATGCCTTTGCCCGGCCTTCGGCGGAGAGCCCGCCGGCGCCGCCGATCAGGGCGAGGGGAAGGATGGCCACGGCGGTGGTGGCGGTCTTTTCCCAGTAGCCGTCGAAGAATCCGTCCTTGCCGTTCTTCCAGACGACACCGGGGACGTCCTGCTCGAGGGCGCTGGCGGCGTCCTGGAGGAGGGCCGGGATGAGGTCCTGGGTGTTTTCGATGGCGGTCTCGAAGCCGGCGATGGCCCCGGTGCGGGCGGCGTAGCGGCCGGCGGTGGAGGTGATGCGGTTGGCGGTGGCGGCGAGGGCCTTCTCAAGGCCGGGGAGCTTGCCGACCAGGGCACCGGCCCCGATGCGCTCGAGGGCGGCCTGCGGGATGGCAATGAGAGGGGCGAGGCCTTCCGCGGTGTCGCTGGCATCGGCATCCGACATGCCGCCGTCCATGAGGGTGCGCCGCATGTCGCGGTAGGCGCTCTCCTCCATGTGGTAGTAAGTGGCGGCAGCGCCGGCGAAGGGGACCAGGGCGGCGGCGCTGGTGGCGATGGCGCCGGGCGCGGCGTAAGCCCCGCGCTCCAGGGTGCGGAGGATGGCGGAGTCGGGGTTGAGGACCTTGACCGGGTCGTAGGTCTCGTTGCGGATGCGCTCGACGTCGGCGATGAAGTTCTTGCGGGAGCGGTCGGCGGTGGCGGCGGCCTGCTCGCCCATGGGATCGTAGTCGTTGAGCGGGGATCCGGTGTCGAGGGCTCCGCCGATGCCTTCGAGGACGTTGACGGCCTGCCCTTGGATGTCGCGGCGGGCCTGCTTGGCGAGATTGCTCCAGAATGCGGGCTGCTGCTCGGCCGGGAGGGCGCGGGCCATGACGGCGAGGGAGGCCATGAAAGCCTCGCGGTTTTCCTCAGGGACCTTGTCGTAGGCGTCGTACCAATCCGCGCCGCCGGACTGCATGGAGTTCCAGACCTGTTTGAGCGGGCCCAGGTAGGGCTCGACGTTCCGGCGGAGGGCGGTCTGGGTGTCGCGCCAGGCTTCCATGTAGGCGAAATCCATGCCGGGCTGGTAGCCGGGCTTGCCCTTGGCTTCCTGCCGCCAGAGCTGGAAGGATTGCGAATCCAGGCCGGCATCGGAAGTCTCGCGGAGGAGGGCGCCGGCGGTGGCGCTGGCCTGCATCTCATGGGCAAGGTCGAGTGTCTGCTTGCGCTGGGTGGCGTCCTTCTCGATCTCCCCGTAGAACGCCATGTCATCGCCCCGGCCGCGGCCTTGGAATCGCTCGTCGGCGATCCGGTCGCGGAGCAGGGCGCGGGAAAGTCCCTTGCCCACGGGCTGGTCGCTGTTGATTTCAAGCCATGAATCAACGACCAATGATTTGCGGGCCCGATCCGGGCTGCGGTCGAACGACAGGTCGATTCCCTCGAACTCCTTGTCCGGCTCGAAGATGGCACGGTCGAGGCGCGCGGTGTTTTCCCGGCGCCATGCGTCCATTTCCATGGCCTCTTTCGCCTGTTGTTCTTCCCATGGCCGGTTGAACTCGGCGACCAGGGGATTCGTCGTGTCTTCGGGGATGCCGGAGGTGAGGGAAAGCATGGGATCAGTAGCCGTTGAGGAAGATCTGTTGTTCCGCGCGCCGGCGGCGTTCGAGGCCGCGGAGCCGCTGGCCGGCGGAGTTCCGGTAAAGGAGCATCTTCTCGGCGATCTCCGCTTTGGAGCGCTTGCCGCCGGCGAGGAGCTGCTCGATGCGGCCGGTGTTGAAGTCGAAGGACGTCAGGGCATCCAGCTCATGCGGGGCGAGCGGAATGCCAAGCCTCCCCGCTTCGCGGGTGACGCGGTCGCGGTGCATGGAAAGCTCCGACTGGAGGCGTTGCTCCGCTTCCGCTTGGGTGATGGTCTCGCCCTTGCGGGCCTTCGTGCCGTAGCCGATCGAGTATTGGCCGTTGTCCCAATAGGCTTCGGGATGGAATCCCTGGGGAGCGCCGCCAGCTTCAAAGTGTTTGACCACCTCGGTCAGGCTTTTGCCCTGCGGGACGGCCGAAGTTTCGTTGCTTGCGCCCTGGGGGCCGGTGGATCCGGGCCGCGGGGTGAGTAGCTTGCCCTTCATCTGCTGGCGGACTTCATCGCCCGCGATCCGGTAAACCTCATCCTCGAACTCTTTCCGCCCAGCCTGAGGATTTGCCCGGGCGAAGTTCAGCAGCTCGATCCGTGCTTTGCCCAAGCGTTCGTCCGCGGCATCCCGCGCCGTGATCGCCGCGTCCATTGCCTCCGGGTCATCCACCTCGATCATGCTGGATGGCGGCTTGCCATCCCGCACGGCAAGGAAGGCGGCGCGTTCCAGCGGCGTGGTGCGGTCGATCCCGGTCCGGTGCTGGAATTCCGTGCGGAAGAGCCCCGTCCGCTTGTCTTCGTCCGCCGTGGCGATCTCCTTGGCCTTGTCCGCGGAGAACCCCAGCCGCTCGAGCTTTGCGGCGTCGGTCAGCAGTCCGTCATCCAGCGCGGCGCGCAGGGAGATGGAGGCCTTGCCAGTGCCGGACACGTCGCCGAAGCGGTTGGCGTTGTAGGCATCCACCAGCGCCTTCTCCGCGAGTTCCTGATTCGTGCGGATTTGCCCGAGTTGGCCCTCGCGGGTGTCCTTCAGTTGCCGCATGAGTTCGGACTTCATGGCACCTTCAGGCATCGATCGCGCCAGCATCTCCATCTCGACGTAGGAGCGGTCGAAATCATCACCGTCCGCCTTGTACCTCGAAAGCATCGCCGTCACCTTGCCCACCACCTTGGCTTGATACTCCGGCGTGGAACGCTCGGCGGCAGTCGCGGCATCCGCCCGCCGGGCCAGTTCCGCCTTGAGTTCTTCCCTCACCGCGGGGCGCAGGTCGCCGGCCAGCTCTTCGATTTGCTCCGGCCGGGTGATCTTCGGCGGCTGGCCGTTCTGCGACACCATGCCGTCCTGGATCGCCGCGCTGACGTCATAGGTCCGCTCCCGCAGCAATTCCCGGGCATAGCCGCGCTGCTGCTGGTAGGTCACCGGGTCCACATCGGCCGGGGCCGCGTCCTGGGGGTTGGATTCCAGCCACGCCGCGGGGTCTTCGGCGATCGCGCCGCGGGTGGCCTTGTCCTGCTGCTGGATTTGCCAGTCCTTCTCCTCGCTGCCGATGTCCAGCAGATCGGCCTCGGCTTCTTCCGGCAGCCACACGTTGGCGTCCCGGCTTTCCGCCACCACGCGGCGGGCGCTCTCGAAGTCGCCGGCCTCCTTGTAGGCGCGTACGGCATTGGTGGACCGCTGGCGGGCACGGGTCACGCCCTGCTTGGTCGCGTCCAGCATGGTGGCGCTGCTAGCCTCCTGCTGCCAGCCGGCGAAGGTCGCTTCCATTTCCGTCCGCATGAAGGGGCTCATTTCCTGCTGGAAGATCGCTTCCCGCGCCTTTCCCAGCCGGCCCTCGATGTCCGCGCCCCACGTGCTTTCATCGGGATTCTGGAGGCGGAACTGCGCGTGCTCCGCCTGCGCCTGCTGGATCATCAGGCGGGCGGCATTCTTCGCTCCATTGTCCCGGGCGGCCTGATACTTCCCGTGGATCTCCACCAGCACGCCGGCGGACTGTTGCACGTCGCGGCCCAGATTCGCCGCGGCCTGGCCGGGTGCACCGGCGGCCTGCGGGCTGGCGACGGACGGGCGGTAGGCGCCGTCCAGCGGCTTGATGTCGGGGATCAGGGGCATGGGATCAGGCGGCTTGTGGCGGCTTGCTGCTGCGGAAGGCTCCGGAATTGTAGGCGGTGCCGGTCATCGACGCGGCGGAGGAAAGCAGGGAGCCGGTGGCTTCCGTGCGGGTGGCCAGCGCGCCCACCCGGCTTTCCCAGAGGGACAGGTTCCCCGCGCTGCGGGCATTCGCCGCGTCCATGGACCCGGCGCGCGCTGCGTCCTGGATCTCCAGCTCCAGCGTGCCGGCCGTTTCCGTGAAGGCGTCCTCGATGCTGCCCTCCATGACCAGGCCGCTGTTGGCGATGCCGGTCCGCATCCGGGCCAGCCGGCGCTTGTTGTTCACCCGCTGGCGGCGGATGTTCTCGGCGTTCGTCAGCTCGATGTTCCGCGCCTGCATGTCGGCGGCCTTCTTCTGGTTCAGCCCGGCCTGTTCCTGCGCCTTGGCGCTTTCCTGGCTGGCATTGTAGCTGTAGGCGGCCGATGCCGCGGCGATCGCCAGATAGACATAAATCAGGTCATCGATCACGAAGACCGCGAGAATGGAAAGATCGGTCATCAGGGAAGTGGCTTCGCCAAGTGTGTCACGCCGCGGGCCATCACGACAAACCCGCACGCCTGGATCTCCGGGACTAATCCGTGTCGGCAAGCGGCGGCAAACAGCATGCGGATGCCCTGGTCGCGGGCGATGGCCTCCAGCCGAGTGAAGACGGCCAGGCAGGATTGGCGGGCTTCCCAGGCATTCAGCCCGGGCCGCGCCACCAGCCAGTCGATCCACGCGAGGGGCGTCCCCTCCACCCGGGCCAGCCACGCGGCGGCCAGCGGCCAGTCGCCTTGATCGTATGCCACCACGCCGAGCGGCGGCAGCAGCTCCGGCGGCATGTCGCCCTCGCCGCGCTCAGGCCACCATTTCAGGATCTCCGGCAAGCGCTCCGGCGTGATGAGTTCAGTCCGCATCCCCGTAGACGTTCGCTTTCAGGGCCAGGGTGCGGATGGCGAAGGGGAAGGGCTCTTCGGAGACCACCGTGACATTCCCCGCGATGTCGTGCCCGCCGTCGAATTCCTTTTCGATCTCGCCGGTGAAGGTGGCCGTGGCGTCGCCGGCATCGATCGGATCGCCCGGGCCATCCTGCGTCTCGCCCAGGCGTCCGCCGCGGGAGTGGCGCAGGCTCAGGGCCACCCGGTGGATCCGCATTTCGCGGGACCGGCTCGAGCCGTTCGCCAGCGGGATCTCCGGGGTCATCGGTTGCACGGCCGCGGTGTAGGGCAGGCCGGTGATCATGTCGCTCGACGGCAGCAGCTCCAGCGGCGCCAGCACCGGCGTGCCCGTGATGCTGACATCCTGCGGGGTCCAGGTGGTGACCAGATCCGGCGTCGGGACATCCTGCCCGCCTACCCAGTAAGCCCCGCCGCCCACGCGGATCCGCCAGGCGGTGCCGCTCCAGCTGATTTCCGCGCTCGAAAGATTGTCCCGCCAGTATCGCGGCCGGCCGTTCAGGGTGCCGTTCACGTAGTAGGTGCCCGTTTGATCCGGGACCAGCGTCCCGGTCACCACCTGAGCGTAGTATTCCCCGGGCTCGATCAGGCGGGCGGTCAGCACCGGATCCGCACCGGGGTCCGCCGTCACGTAGTCCCACGCGGTCACCAGGTCGGGCGATGCCACGTCCTCCGTGCTGAAATACAGATCCGTCCACGCCAGGAAGATCACCCAGGCGGCGCGGCTCTCGATCCACTGGATGAAGAAGCCTTTCCCCGCGGTCGCGTGCTCGTAGTAGGGCCGGCCGTCGCGGGTGCCGGACGGGACGTAAAGCCCGTTCGCGTTCGCCTCGCTCTCCGCGAAGATCAGCGCGCCCAGCCCGGCGACATCCATCCCGGTGGTGAAGGGCCAGTTGGCCCCGTCCACGGTCGCCGGCCCGAAGAACTCCCCGGCCAGCCAGCCGGTGGCGTCCAGCCCGTCCAGGTGCGCCGCGTCCGTCAGGTCGAAGGGGGAAGGCACGGCCACCGCGGAATCTTGCCACCAGCCGTCATCCGGCAGCGCGTCCATGTGCCCGGGGCGGAAGCGCTCGATGAAGATCGCGCCCTGGCCCCGGTCCACCAGGAACCAGACTTCATCCTCCGTCCCCGTGGCGCGGATGGTCCCCACGCTCAGGATGTCGCCCTCCGTCTCATGGCGGTGCCAGGCGGCCACGTTCTGAGCGCGCTCGTAGGTCAGCCCGTAGAGCTTCCCGCCGGAGACGAACCAGACCACCTGCCACGGCATCCGCTGCACCGCGATGTCCTCCACCGGGCCGGTGAACAGGTGCTCCGCCAGCAGGTTCAGGTTCGCGGCCTCGTAGCGGTCCGCCTCGAAGCGGTAGGAGAATTCCCGGACCCGCGTCCCGCCGCGCTGGACGAAGAGCGAGACGGAATCCGCGAAGCAAGCCGGCACCCCGCCGTTGTGGGAGCCGTAGCTGGAATGCCGCTTCGCCACGCCGAATTCCGGGACGATCGCCTTCTCCTCGTCCTCCCCGTGCATGATCCACTCGCCGGACCCGGTGCCGATCAGCAGGAAGCGCTCGGAAACCAGCCACAGGATCGGATCCCGCTCGCCGATCGCCACGGTGTGGCGGTAGCCCTCATCCGCCAGCAGGCCGGGGTAGAATTTTTCGTAGTCGTCCGCCGCGGAGCCCCACACCGTGTGCGGCTTCAGCGTGGTGGCCGCCATGACCACGCGCGCCTGGTGCAGCTCCACCACCCCCGGGTAGCCTTGCACGTCGTTCCAGGCGCTTTCCGCCCAATGGTCCGTGGTGGTTAGCTCCACCGGGGTCAGCACCTCCGCGGAGGCCGTGCGCGCGTCCGTCACCGCAGTCACCCGCACCAGCCCGCGGATCAGCGCGTCGGAGGCGGCCAGCACCCCGCGCGGATCGCTGGAGCCGCCGGCACCGTGCGTCCATTTCGTCCGCATCAGCACACGTTTTTCCTCGGTGCCCTCGGTCGAGACGTTCCGTTCCCCGTCCCCCTCGAAGGCGCGGACTTCCTCCCAGGTCGCTCCCCGGTCGGTGGACCGCTCCAGCGTGAAGGTTCCCTTCCATGTGCCGTAGGTCTCGAAGGTCCACCCGCCTTGCACCACGATGGTCGGCGAATACAGGCCATTGTTGGCGGAGATCGCTTTGATTTTCGTCTCGTAGTCCGCCGCCGCGCGCTTCTTGGAAATCTCGAACACGGCACCGGCGTGCCCGGCCTGCCACGTGTCCCGGCTGGCCGTCAGGCCGATCACCTGGCCGATCACCGCGGACGTGTCGGAAAATCCTTCCACCCACAGCGGCTTGGTCACCGTCTGGGTCACCCGGCCGGCCACGATCACGGATTCCGTGTAGGTCGCCGTGCCGGTCCCGGGCGCTTTCGTCGCGCCGGACAGATGGCCTTTCAAGCACACCCAGGTCTTGCTTGTGTAGGTCACCCGGTCACCGGCCGCATAGGTCACCGCCGCGGACGACCACGCCGCGGGCGTGCCGCCCACCGTGAAGACGGTGCTCACCGTGTGGTCGCTGTCGAGGTTCTCCGGCAGCAGCGCCGGGGACAGGCTGTAGTCCACTTCCACTAGCTCCCAATCGTCCGCCGCGTATCGCGTCAGCTTGTGGGGCGGATATGACGGGTGGACGAAGTAGCAGACGGAATTGATCTGCCGCCAGCGCAGCAGCTCCAGGTCCGCGTCCGCCCAGGGCATGGCCAGCACGATGGGCACGCCGGTATCCAGCGCCGGCGCGCCGTCCGCGTAGACCGCCAGCAGGTCGCCGCCCAGAACCAGCATGGCCGCCTCCGTGGTGGACACCTGGAACTCCACCAGCCGCCCGGCCGTGGCCGCCGCGTCCATGCTGCCCAGGTATTCCATGCCCGGGCGCTTCTGGATGGCACCCTGCGGCAGCGCGATGAAGTTCAGCAGCGACCGGCAGCCGGCCGTGTACTTGTCCAGGTCCGTCCGGCCGTCCAGCCAGGGAGATAGCTCGCCCGCGGCAAAGCTCAGGAGGTGCTTGATGATGGGCATGGCCTCAGTATTCGTCGTCCCAGAAGCTGCCGCGGGCCCCGGTCAGGTTCCCCGCCAGGAATTCCTCGAGCGGGTGATTCTCCGCGCTTTGGGAGTCGTGCCCGTCCGCCGTGCGGGCCGCCGGCAGGTCCACCGACTCGTAGCGCTGGAGCAGCGTGGTCTCCAGCTGGTCGCTGCCGCTGATCGCCCGGGCCAGCTTGGATGCCAGCAAGGTCACCAGCGCCGCGACGAACATCGGGTCGTATTCGTCCGGGTCGTCGATCCGCTGGACGTAGCGGAGCTTGATCTCGTCCGCGTCCGCCAGCACGCAGCGCTTGCCGTTCGCCCGGCGCATCTCGAATTCATCGATCCGGCCCCGCTCCCCGCGCAGCTCGCGCAGCTTGAGGAAATCCGGAGGGATGGCGAAAGCCGCATCCCGGCCCTCCGTCTCGTCATCCATCAGCGTGGTGATTTCCACGACGCCCGTGCCGGTGCCGACCGCCGTCCATTCCTCGACGAGTTCCGGGCTGGCCACGTCCTCGCTGGAGGTGAAGAACACGCCGCCGTTGGCCGGGTAGTCGATCGTCCACAGGCTGCCGTCCCAGTAGATGAGCGGCTTGGCCAGCGCGATAGTGTCATACTCCCACTGCGTCCGCCCGTTGACCTGCGCGCCGGCCAGGTAGTCGCCGACCAGCGAGGCATTGATGCCCGCCACGGTGCGGGCGTAGCTGTCCGCCGCCACCTGCGGCTCCAGCCGGACGGAGGTCATGGCAAAGGACCAGAAGAACGCGCGCAGCGCCTCGTCCCGCGCCTGCCCGTAGTGGAGCTTCGCGTGGCGGGCGTTCTTGTCGTTCGGGTCGTCGATGCTGCTGATCGTCTTTTCGCCGATCTTGAGCAGCGCCAGGTTGCAGAGTTCCGTCTTGGTCATGGCGGGGAAAAAAGCACCGGCGGCACGGGGGGAGTCCCATGCCGCCGGTGGCGAGTGGTTTCAGGTGGCCCCGGCGGTTACTTCCCGAGCGCGTAGAACAGCCGCAGGCGGAAGTTCTTCGCGGTGGTGGCGATGGTGGTGGCGGCGCCTGGAACGAACTGCACCCACGAATCTTCCGCCACCAGCACATCGGCGGCAGCATCCGGAACCGAGGTGGTTTCGGTTGCTTCCAGGTTGGCGGTCACCGAGGGGATCGTCTGGTTGGAGCCGGTCCCCGAGATCGGGACCAGCACCAGGGAACCCGCCACCGTGGCGGTGTGGTCGGTGCTCAGATACGAGGCGGAGGGGAGGATGCGCGCACCCCGGGGGACCACCCCGAAGCGGGCGTATTCCGTGGTGGCGAAGGTGCCGACCGGCACGCTGACGTTTTCCGACAGGCAGTGGACATTGGTCGGCGTGGTGACGCCGGACGGGCCGTTGAGCGGGCCCTTGGTGAGCGCCAGCGCGGTGGCGGTGGCGACGGCGGATTCTGCGGATGGAGGCATGATCTTGTGGTGTCAGGGATTGGGGTGGTGGCTTAGGCGTCCTGCTCGCACAGCACGTTCACAACGCGGTCTTCGTCCTTGCGGCCGGAGGCGACCTTGAGCACGGAGCGGACCTGCACCGCGTGGCTGACATCCGTCCGCACGTCGATGTGGGTCTTGATGTCGTACCAGAAGTCCAGGTGCACGCCGGTGGATACCCAGATCGGGCAGCTGCGGATGATCTTGCCGCCGCCGGGCGTGGTGAAGGGCAGGCGCTCGGAGCGCATGAAGTTGATGCCCATGAAGTAGTCCACTTCGCCGTCCACCAGGGCCTTCACCTTGTTGTAGTCGGAGCTTCCGGTCTGCTCGACTTCAAACAGCAGGTTGTCCAGCTCGTCCTGGCTGACCGCCATGCACAGGCGGGCGCCTTCGGCCTTGGCCTCCTGGCCGTAAACCTCGAGCTTGCCGAAGCGGCCCTTGGCGCGCACCAGCTTGGCCAGGGTCAGGCCGGTGTTCGTGGTCAGCCCGTCGCGGCGGTAGTTCACGGCCACGGTCTGGGACAGCGCCACGGTCTGGATGTTATCCTCGGACCCCTCGTAGTTCGTGCCGAGGATGCCCGCGATGAAGATGTCATCCACCTTCCGCGAGGCGGCGGCGGTGTGCTGGGTCTGGGTCTCGCCGGTCGGGCCGAACTGGTAGTCCATGTCCTGCGCGTCGTCCTCGTCGATCCAGGTGGTGAGTTCCGCCTTGCGCGGGAAGAGGAAGCGCTGGAGCACGGCGTTTTCCTCGCCGACCGTCTGCTGGAGGCGGCCGGTCACGTCGCGCATCTCCTTCTTCTGGAGCTTGCGGTGGGCCTGCGACTTGCCGGTGCAGCCGGTCTTGACGGTGGCGAAGCCGCGGAAGCGGCTCTGCATTTGCTGGGCGACATGCTCGATGCCGTCCTGGAACATGTTCCGCGCGGATTGCGGGATGGTGATTTCAACAGCCATAAAAATGGGATGGTAGAGAGTTGGGTAAAATGGCGTGCCACACGGCCGCGCCTGCTTGCCTCGTTCTCCGATTGTCCACCCCTGCCACGGGTCCCTCTGCGGGATTATCCACCGGACGGCGGGTCGGTATGAGTCACCGCCCGGAATACAAGACCCGCGCCGTGGTGTCCACGGGCGCGGGTCTTGCCGACATCAACTGACCGGCGTCAGCTCTGGTTATAGAGTCGCCGCACCTTGGCAGTTACCGCCGGATCGCCGGCCATGTACCGTTCATGCTCCGGGTGGCCGGGGTCGCGGGTGATCGCGCGGGCTTCCTCCATCGGGCTGCTGTAGCCGCTGCCGCTGGCCGGCAGGCTGCCGCGCATGCCCGCCACGCTGTCCTCCGAAAGCAGTCCGGTCACCTTCCCCAGAAACTGGAGCACCTTCGGATTGCCGAACAGCTCGCCGTCGTTCGGGTCGAAGCCGAGCGCGGTCGCCACCTGCTTCGCCACCGCCACCTTTTGCGGGTAGGCGGTCCCCCACTCCTTGCGCAGCGCCTGCTCGCGCTCCGCCATCAGATTGTCATATTGCAGCCGCATGTCCGCCTGCACCTGCTGCTCCTGCTCCAGCTGGAAGGCCACCACCTCGCGCGCCTGCGCCGGGGTCATGCCCGCCTTGTGCGCCCGCTCCGCGAACTTCAGCGCGCGCCCTTCGTCGAACTTGATGCCCTCCGGGATCTGCTCCGGCTTCAGATCGTAGGCCGTGGGGATGTCCGGGACGCCGATCGCCTTGCGGTAGGCGCTGACTTCCTCCGGCGTGGCATCCGCTCCCGGCACCGTCACCGCGCCGGCCCGCGGGCCCTTCATGGTTTCCAGGTTCCGGTAGCTCTTCACCAGGTCCGGCACGCTCTTGAAGCGCTCCACGCCCTTGAACTCCGCGAACTCCGGCCGGGCATGCCAGCCTTCCGCGAAGCTGCCATCCGGGTTCACGTAGCCGGCCGGCGCCTGCTGGCCATCGCCAGCACCGCCCGCCGCTGCGCCCTGGCCTTCACCCGCTCCGCCGGCACCGCCACCGCCGCCTTCGGCATTTCGTAAAATCTCGAATCGCTTCATCGTGATTTGGGGATGTTTTTAGGCGCTCAGTCCTTCTTCTTTTTGGCGGCCTTCTTGGCGGGCGGCGGGCTGTCATCCGCCGCGGGCAGCGCGCCTTCGTCCGTCACTTGACCGTCATCCGCCGGTCCTTCGTCCGTCACTTGACCGTCATCCTTCCCCGCGGGCTTCATGAGCTCCGCGAGCTCGATCGCCTCGCGCAGGTCCTGCGCCGCATCCGCCGGGGTGTCCCCGGTGCCGATGTGCTCGAAGTCATCGCACACCGCGGCGAAGCCCCCGCCCGGCCGGCGATCGATCCGCACCCGGCGGTCCTCGTCATCCGTGATGAACTGCGGGAACTCTTCGCCCTCGAAGGGATCGACCGGCGGCCCGGCCACGGCCGCGGCATCCCGCACCCGGCCCTTGTAGCGGGCTTTGAAATCCTCTTCCGTCCAGTGCTCCCGCGCCCAGGCCACCACCTCCGGCGTCAGGTCGCCCAGGTGGTCGCTCATCTTTTCCCGGATCTCCGGCGGGAACTCCACCACGGGCGTGGACCGCGCCACGCTGGCCTCCCCGATCTCCACCGCGGGGAACACCCCGTGATGCTGGCGGAACCACTTGGCGATCGCCTGGCCGTGGTCCTGGAATCGCTCGAAAACGCGGATCGTGCGCGTCCGGCTGTCGAATTTCCCCACGCAGTCGTCGTCAACGAACAGGTGGCGGGTCAGATACATGTGAATCTTCATCTTCGGGGTCGGTGTTGGTTTGGGTAAAGGCGGAGTTCAGGATGTCCGAGAGGACGTTTCTCATCCCGTCGCGGTGCGCGGCGTTCCCCGGGTTCATGCCGTCCTCCGCCATAAAGACCGACCCGTTGAAATTGTATCTCGCCATCGCCAGCCGCAGCCACCGCCGCCCGCTGTCCAGGGTGAAAAGCTTCCGCGTCACCCGCTGCCACTCCGCTTCATTCGCCTCCGCCGCCTTCCGCGCGGCCTCGATCCGGGCAAACTCCCCCAGCGCGTCGAAGTTCCCTTGGCTCATACCTGCACCCCCAGGCTGCCCGCGGCCTTCGCCATTTCGGCGGCCTGCATCATTTGCGCCTGTTCCTGCTGCGCGGCGGCGCGGGCTTCCCGCATCGCGTCGCGTTCCTTCACCGGCCGCAGGATCTTCTCCGCCGCGCCGTCGTTCCGGCCGCTTTCCCGCAGGTAGGCGTCCAGGTCGATGTTGTCCATGGCCTCCGGTGCCACCTGCGCCACCTGTAGCGCGCGCTCCACCAGTCGGTCGCCCGCGGCCGTCTGCACCTGGCGGATGGCCAGGGCGAACCGCGATTGATAGACCGTCTTGGGTTGCGGCACTTCCGGGCCTTCCGTCGTCTGCCGGATCACTTCCGCGGGGATGTCCTGCGGCAGCCCGAAGACGCCGGCCCGGAACAGGATGCCGAAAACCCGGTTCATCAGCGTGGCGAAGTCCGCGGTGAACAGGGTAAAGGACGGGGAGAACTGCATCAGCTTCTCCGCCGCCAGCTCCGTCACCTCCCGCGCCGTCATCATCTTCTCCCGGTCCGCGAACATGCGGAACAGGTCCACGTGATAGACCCGGCGGATGGTTTCCCGCTCGTCCGCCAGCTGCTCGAGCAGCCATTGCGGTTGCCCGGTATGGGCCCACTCGCGCGGCAGCTCGCCGGCACCGGATCCGCTCTTGAAAACCGTGCGCCCGCCGGGCCGCAGGTCCACGTTCCCCACCAGGTTGTCCGGGATCAGCACCGGCGGCACGGCCATTTTCTGGCCCACCACCTGCGCAATCTGCTTGGTCTTGTTCGCCGTCAGCACGGCCGCCTTCACCTGGTCGAAGGGAGCGTATCCATACGCCTGGTCCCGGCCGCTGCGCTTCAGGTAGCGGGAGACGGTGCCGGGGAATTCCTGGTAGCCGCCGCGCTCCAGCACGCTCTTGCCATCCTCCGCCACCCACACGCTGGCGATCGGCATGTTGATCTTGTCCGCCTTGCCCGGCTCCCGGTTCAGCCGCGGGAAGACGCCGTGCACCACGTGGTGCTCCGCGTTGTGCCCCTTGCTCTGGAATTTCTCCCAGCTCTTGGCCAGCTTGGGATTCGCGTTGATCGCGTCCTCCCCGAACATTTGGACCAGCTGGCGGATGCCGTAGCAGGCCCGGCGGTAAACCGTGTCCACGTTCCCCTCCGCGTCTTCCTCGATGCAGTAGCTGCCCACCGGGTGCGCCTGGAAGGTGATCACCTTTTGCGGGTGCGGCAGCGCCATCATGGAGCAGATGCCGAAGGCCGCGCGGTCCACGAAGCACTCGTTCAGCGCGGTGTAGAAATTCCCGCCGGCCATGATCTTGGCCGCCTTGATGCTGGCCTCCCGGTACCACGCGTCCGCCTTGTCGGTCTTGATGTCGTCCGGCGCTTCCCAGCCGAACCATTGCGTGCCCGCCGGCGCGATGCTCCCGGAATGCCCGTTCGCCAGGATCTCCGCGGCCTCGATCACCGTCGTGTCGTAAAGCCGGTTGGCCGAGTTCGTCCCCGGGCCGGTCTCCGTGCGGTTGATGTTCCCTTTCCGCGGCAGCGCGTAGTCGGAAATCGTTTGCCAGGACGCATCCCACGGGGAGCGCAGGCCGGACAGCTCGCCCCAGCGTGAAAGGATCGTCTTGGCGTCTTCCATCAGCCCAGAAGCGAGCGCTTCGGTTCAGTGGTGGCACCCTGGCCGCTCAGCAGGGAGCGCGCGGGCTGGAGCGTGGCCGCGTAGCCCTGCCGGCCCGCCTGCTTGCGCCGTTCCTCGTCCTTGGTGGCGGCGATGTCCTCGCCCGTCTGCCGGACCGGCGGAGGTGGTGGCGTCGGCGGGATTTGTTTCGGCGGTGAGGCACCCATGGCCCCCGCGCATACCACCGCCCGCGCGGGCCCTGCAATGAGTGTAACGCTTGCCGACAGCGGAAAAGCTCAGTCGTCGTCGATGAAGTCCGCCAGCACCCGCCCGCGCCGCGGCGCGTCGCCGAATCCGTCGATCGGCGAAATCACCCGCGCCGGCGGCGGTTGCGGCCCGTTCTTGATCAGCCCGGCCTCCATGGCCTCCGCGATTTGCCGGAAGGCGTCCGCGTCGTGGCTGCTCCAGTCGTGCACCGGCTGGCTGGTTTCGTGGCCGGTCTTCCGGTCCTCGCGCGTGTGATAGGCCTCCAGGCTTTCCACCAGCTTCCCGCACCTCTCCTTGTCGAAGTAGCAGCGCGGCAGCAGCTCCGCCGCGGCATTGATCCCCGTCCAGATTTCCACGCAGCGCGGGACGATCATCGTATTCCGCAACCCGGCTTCCTCCAGCTGCTCCTTGAAGCTCTTCCCGCTCTTCTCCTGCGCCCGCGCGTCGTGCGGCAGGATGTGCCCGCCGTAGCTGTAGCCCTTCGCCTTGATGTGCCCCACCCTCTCCGCCGGGGACAGGTCCAGGTCCGTGTCGTGGTCGATCACGTGGATGGAATTCACCCCCACGAACTGCACGTAGATCGTCCGCGTGTTCTTCGGGCTGCCCAGGTCCCAGAAGGTGAACACGGGATACTTCCGGTCCCACTCCACTTTCTGGATCCGCCCGCCGGCCCTCGCCGCGTCGATCAGTTTCGAGTAGATCGCCCCCGGCACCGGCGCCATGAAGCACTCCGCCAGCGTGGTGGGGAATTCCGCGAAGCGCGCCAGCCCTTTCGGCAGCGCCACCTTGTAGTACCACAGGATTTGCCCCTCCGTGAAGGCGTGCCCGGTCTCGAGCGACTTCGCCGCGAAGTAAGCCCGCGTCTCCGCGTCCACCTGGCCGGCATTCCCCGCCAGGGTGTAACTCGGGTCCCGGTACCACGGGAAGAAATACAGGTGGAAGTCCGCCGCCGTGATGTCCGCCGCCGCCGTCGTCATCGCCCGCTCCGTCAGGTTCCACAGGTGCCCGCGCTTTCCGCCCATCCAGGTGGTTTCGATGAAGACCACGCCCTCCTTGGCGGATGGCAGCGCGCCGGTCATGATTTCCTCGCTGCGCACCGGGTCCTTGTGCTGGATCGGCCCCCACTCCGAAACGTGCAGGAATTGGTTCGTCCCGCCGCGGGCGTTCATCCCGCCGAAGACCGTCGAAACATGGTCCGCCCGCGCCCCCTTCAGCCGCACCGCGAATTCGGAATCATTCGCCTTCACCACGTCGAACAGCTCGCGGACCATTTCCGGCATCGACTCGAAGGCGGCGCGCACCTTCCCCCGCACCTTCAGCGTGGCGTCCGCCTGCGTCTGGTCCACGATGCTCCCTTGGATCCCCTCGCTCCAGATTGCCGCGTCAGCCAGGATCAGGCAAATCACCGTGGACATGCCCAGCTGCCGCGCCTTCAGGATCAGGATGCCCCTTTCATGCCGCACGTGGACCGCCTCGATGATCTCCATCTGCTCCGGCGATGGCTCGAATGGCACCATGCGCCCCGTCCGGGCGTCCTTCACCTCGTAGAGATGGCACAGCCGCCACACCGGATCCAGCAGCTTGGACTCCAGGTCCACCAGATCCGCGGCCGTCAGCTCGATCATCGCGCGCGGATCCTCCGGATGATGTCCGCCAGCTTGTCGGAGGCGTCCACCTTCACCTCCTGCGGCTTGTTCCAGCCCATGATCGCCGCCAGCTGCGCCGCCGCGGCCAGCTTCGCCGGCATCTTCACCTTGATTCCCCCGGCCTCGTCCATGCTCCACTCCTGCGCCAGCACGTGGTTGGCATCGATCTTGCCCACCGGCGTTTTCAGCACGTCCACCAGGTATTGCACCAGGTCGTCCCGCTCCATGCCCGCCTTCCGCGCGGCCTCCTTCCGCAGCTGCTCCAGATAGCTCGCCACCTTGACAGTCCCCAACAGCCGGCTGGCCGCCTGGTCCGCCACATCCCCGCGCGCGGAGTAGCCCGCCCGCTCGTACGCGCGGCCCGCGGGCATCCCCGCCACCACCAGCTCGCACACCCGCCGCATGCGGTCGGTGATCGGGGTTTCAGCCTTGGTCTTCTTCGCGGCCGCCTTGTCCATGGTCATGAGCTTACCGGGATTCTCCCAACTCGGGGAGGGAGTCTTTAATGTTCTCGGGAGCGAATTCGAGGGCGCTGAGGTAGTGCCATGACTCCTCATCTCCCCATGATCCGCGCCGTTTGATGGGGTGCTCGGCTTCCGGATTTCCGGGGTGCCACTTGCGATCGAACCGCACGAATGCCTGGTCATGGCCTCCGCCTGGGCCGTAGGCGTGGCCGGTTTCGAGGATCACGCCGGACGAGTCCCCCATGACGACGCGGGCACCGGCCAGCAGCCCCGGAAGGCACCCGTCCAAGCCCCGAGAACAAGGCCGCCGCACGCGACCTCGCTCAGCCGTTGTTCCGTTAGAGTGGTTCATGATCTTTCCCCGGCTGAGCGGGTCGCGTGGGCGCATCGTTCATGGTTTTGGGAAATCCTTCACCCGCTCCACCACGCGGCGCATGGCGGCCAGCACGTCGTCGTCCCGGCGTTCCTGTCCCGGCCGGCCGATCCGGATCGCGGAATGCACCGACCGCCGGCAGCGCTTGAAGGCCTTGGCCGTGGTCAGCATCGGCACGCCCAGCGCCACGCAGGCGTGCATCGCCACCACCCGGGCCCGGGCCGCCTGCGGGTGGCCGCGGCCGTCCTGGACCACATCCTGCCAGCCGCAGCCGTGCAGCTCCGCCGCGGCCTCGATACAGCGCGCCACGCGCTCCGCGATCGCCCGCTGCCGGATGATCCGCAGCGCGGTGCGGATGCCTGCCTTTTCCGCGTCCTTCGTCATGCCGCGTCCCCCCTGGTGGATGCTTCCCAATCCGCCCGCGCCCGCTCCGTCGCCCACAGGATCCGCGAGTTGCTGGCCGGGTGGCGTTCCTTCGCCCAGGTCAGGAAAGCGGCCGGGATGCCGTCGCCCGCCGGCCGCGCCTTCGCGCCGGCCCCGTGCCGCCATGACATCGCCTGCGCCGCCACGTCGCCGGCCGTCTCGATCGCCCGCAGCCGTTGCCGCGGTTGCCAGCCCGCGCTGCCCTCCGGCAGCTTGGCAGCCAGGTAGTCCCGCATCGCGTCCCACGTCGCCGGCTCGATCGCCTGGAGCGCCCGCAGGTTCCGGGTCAGCGCCGCCGCCTCAGCGTCCGATGGCTCCGGGCTGGCCGACCACTCCGGCCGCAGCCCGCAGATCCGGCGGAAGACCGCCGCGGGGGATTTGGGATGGGCGGAGCCTCCCGCGCGCTCTCTCTCTCCTAATTCTATCTCTTCTTCTGGTCCACCCGTTTGTCCCGCTGGCGTCGGGACATTTGTCCCCGTGCCGTCCCCTTTCCCGCCGCGCTGCTTCTGCTTCTTCCGCGCCTCCGTCGCCCGCTTCTTGGCGCTGTCGCCATTGTGCCGGTCGAATCCCGGGAAGGACAGCAACCCGTCCCCGCCGATCACCAGCCAGCCCACCGCCTCCATGGCCGCGGCAAAGCCCTTGCACGCCGTCAGCCGGTCGATGAAGGCGGGCGTGATCGCCAGCTGGTGGCCGTCGATGCTGTTCGCATCCGCCCAGACCCAGATCCGGATCAGCTTCCCGGTCACCGTGTCGGGGTCCTTCATCCGCAGCCGCGCGGCCATCGCGATCACCTCCGGCTTGTCCGGCAGCGTCGTCTCGATCTTGATCCAGGGGGAAAAGCTCATGGGTTAGTATTTGAATCCTTGCAGGTCGCTCGAAGTGTCCCGCTCCTTGAAGAGTGCGAATTTCGGAACCGGCCGCTCCTTGCCGCGCCAGTAGTCCGCCACGATCCCCTCGCCGCCGGTGAAGCGGAACAGCAGCGGGCCGGGCGTGCCCGTCATCCGCACCTCGCAGCGCGGCAGCCGCGCCAGCAGCTGGAGCATCGCCAGCGGGATCACCGGGCCGCCGGCCGTCAGCACCGGCGTGTTCAGGGAGGCGCGGCCGTGGATGGTCCACAGGTCCAGCACGCCGCCGCTGTAGATCGTCCCGCGCGAATCATCCATCGCCCGCCACTTCGGCACCGCCAGGCTCTTCGGGTCCGGCTCGAAGCGGTACCACGGCAGCGCGCCCACCCGCTCGGCGAATTCCGGATCCGCCTCCGGGTATTCCTCGGAAAACCAGTGGCCGCGCCGCACCCGGATCGCCACGTAGCCGCTGGCCGCATGGATGACCGTCTCCCCCGGCAGCCGCACCGGCACCGTGAAGGGCTTCAGCCACGGATGGCAGAAGAACGGCAGCACGTCCGGCTGGATCGGGAAATTGAACGGGCGCTTGGAGGGTGTGGGGATCATGGGGTGGCGATGATGCGGGCTAGGTCCTGAATGGTGCGGACAGCGAAAACCGGCCCGCTTTCCGAAAGAGAGACCTCCATCCCACGGCTCCCCATGTGGTTCTCGAGGTGGAACCACTCCAGCCATCCGCTATTGTCGCCGATCAGGTCGGCCAGGGTGGCGGTGTAGTCGGCAAACGTGCCCCACACGGCTTTTCCCAAAGGGCTTTCGCTGTCGGTGTAGCCAGTCACGGACTCCAGGGACGACCAAGCGACCTCGGCTTGGCGCTGGCATGATTCCCAGCGCTGTAGGTGCGGGATCATCTGCTTGCGCGTCATAGGGCCACCTCCTGCTTCCGGTTCGCCAGCGTCAGCAGGATGTCCGCATGGCAAGGCGCACCCGGCTTGCACCAGCAGGCCAGGTTCTTCCCGCGCAGCGGGGCCAGATCCAGGGTCATGGCGTGGCGCTCGAATTTCGCCAGGCACTCGTAGAGCGTCAGGTTGGCCGGCGGGCCGTTCGGGATGAAGGGATTTCCCCAGGGCGTGGAGCGGTCCACTTTCACCGTGTTCTCCGGCATCCGCCACCCCGCGGCGCGGGACAGCTGCACCCGGCGCGGCCCAGCCTGGCAGTTCCGGTGCGCGTCCACGAAGCGCTGGAGGCTGCCGGTAAACTCCGCCAGCGGGCAGGGCAGCACCGGCGGCGCTTCCGTGGCACCGCAGACGCGGCACTCGTAGTTCCCCGCGGGATTCAGCCGGGCATTCCCGCGAAGGTCCTCCGCCGCCGTCATGCCAGCCCCCTTTCCTTCTGGAAGGCCTGCCACGCCGCGCCGAGCTCCGCGAAGGCTTCATGCCCGCCTCCCGCATCGGGATGCCGGCGCTTCGCGAGTTCGCGATACTTGGCCTTCACGTCATCGGTCGGCGCATGGGCGGGCAGGTCCATCACCTCATGCCAGGGCTTCACCCGGCCGGGCTCCGGCAGCGCCTGGAACCCCTGGAAGGTGGCCCGCGTGATTTCCAGCCCGCCGTGGCGCAGCTCCGTGCGCCGCGCCTCGAGCACGTGGTGGATGGCTTGCAGATTCGCCTCCACGCTCTTGTAGCGGTCCACGGGGATGCACACTTGGAAGCCGTCCCACGTGAACCAGACGGAAACGCCGGGATCCGCGGGCCGTTGCGCGCCCAGCGTCACGTTGGAGGAAATCGTCACCTCCGCCAGCCGCTTCCCGGAATCCGTGGCAAATCGGCGCAGGCTGTCCTCCACGTTCTTCAGCGCGCCGGCCAGCGAAGTCTTGAACGCTCCGGCCTCCCGCTTCACCGCGGGCGTCCGCGGGAACCTGTCCGGCCAGCATAGCGGATACGCCGGCACGCTCATGCGCTCCCTCCCTTCAGCTTCGCCAGGGCGGCGCACAGGTCCGCCACGCCGGCCTGGCAATCGTCCAGCGCGCGGTGGGGCCGCGGTGCGTGCTTCACCCCGGGGAAGGCCAGCTTCCAGACGGTCCGCGCGCACGATGGCTGCCAGTACGCCCACGGGGCTTCCCCGCCGGTCGCGTAGCGCTCCCAATAGGGTTCCAGCAGCGGAAAGTCGTAAGTGCTCCCCCAGCTCCAGATGTCATCGATTTCATGGCCGGCGTCCGCGGCCTCCGCCAGCCAGTCCAGGAAGGCGTCCACCGCCTCCCCCGCCGTCAGCGCCAGCTTTTCCCGGATGTCCGGCGGGTGCGGGAAGGTCCCCTGCCGCGCGTGCCACTCCAGCGTGTCCAGATCCGCGTGCCAGGGATCGTTCTTCTCCGGCTGGATGTAGAGTTGCAGGTCGGCGGCCGTCTCCCCCGTCGCCGGGTCGAAGACCAGCGCGCCCAGCTGCACGATCGCGCAGCCGAGCGTCTTCCCCAGCGCCTCGATGTCCACGAAGAGCGAGTTCATGGCGTGGCGGTGGCGGGTGCGGGTTCCTCGGTCTTCATCAGCTTCTCCACCAGCCGCAGCCCGGCCGGCGTGATCTTCCACTCCAGCGCGCCGTTCAGCCCGCCCTTCACCGGCCGCTTGTCCAGCAGCCCGGCCTCCACCGCGCCGCGCGTGCAGCTGCAAAATGTCGTGGAGGTCAGCGTCAGCTCCGCGGTGGCCAGCTGCGTCCCGCTCATCCACTCGTCAGGCCGGCGGGAAAGGATCATCAGCATCAGCAGGCTGACCACGGGCACCCGGTGCGGGTGGCTGTTCCCGATGTTCCGGGCGGCGGCAAACAGGTGGATCGCAAAATCGATTTTCTTCATGGATTCGGAGGGGGATGGGGTTTCAGGCCAGGATGTCCGCCGGCCACTGGCGCACGGCACCGAGATAGACCGGCACCTGGAGTTCGCGGGCGTTCAGCTCGCTGGCCAGCGCCGCGGCCACTTCGTCAAAGGCGAGCTCGATCGCCTTTTCCGGGCGCCACAGCTTCACCTCGAAGGTCAGCTTCCCCTCGCGGATCCGGTACCGCAGGAAGGCTTTCACGTCGAAGGTGGTCGCCTTCTCCGCCCCGCGGTAAACCGGCAGCTTCAGCTTGAGCTCCGCCGGCACCTTCGTGTCCCCGTTCACCCCGCCTCCCGCGTCCGTCTCTTCCTTCCACATCAGGCCCACGTCGCCATTGCCCAGATTCCGGGAGCTCAGGAATTGGACGTTGCGCTTCCCGCTCAGCGTGGACGCCGTTTCCAGCACGCTGGCACCCGCGGGCTCGATGATGTCCGGCAGGTTCTCTTCCAGGAACTCCGCGAAAGCGTCCTGGCTCATGGCCTTGCCGTTGATCCCCGTCCACGCCTTCCACTCCGGCGTGTGCTCCAGCTTGTATTCCACCCGGTGGCGGGCCCAGCCGGCACGCTCGGAAGGCGGGCCGCCGGCCGTGTGCCAGTCGATCACCCCGCAGACCAAAGCGCAGTCGCGGCTGGCGAAAATTGCGCTGTTCGCGCTCGCGTGGTGGCTCACGTAGTCCGCCAGGCTGGAAAGCGTGTGGACGCCTACCGTGCCGGCATCGTCCGCCGGGAATTCGTAGAACTTCCGCAGGCTCTCCAGCTTGAAATCGGGCGGCACGGCGGCCACCGGCACGCCATCGAGTTTGAAGGCGCGGAGGGCGTGGAGCGCGGCCATCAGGCCACTGTCGGTTTCAGTGATATTCTTCATGGGATCGGTCAGGTGGTGGGGCCGCAGCCCCGGTCAGGGGTTGGATGGGGTCAGGCGCTGGCGGACTTGCGCGGTCCGTGCGCGTCGAATTCCTCGCCAAAGGGCAGCTTCTTCTGGCGCGGGTCGTCCCGCAGCAGCTCGCCCTTGTCCGTCGCGAAGAAGATCGATTTCGCGGGATCCGCCTTCGGGCGCTTCAGCGTGGAGTCGCTGGTGATCTCCACCTGGCCGCGGTTCCCGGTCGGCTTGATCTTCAGCGTCAGGCTCAGCGTGCCCGCCCGCCCGGAAGCTTTCACCTCCTTGGTCAGCAGTTGCAGGTCCTCGGAGAGCGATGGCAGCAGGGCGCCATAGTCCAGGTGCGAAAGCACTACGGCGAAGTGGTTGGAATCCAGGGTTTCGTCCTCGGCGGCTTGTTCTTGTGGCATGGGATCGGTGATGGTGTGGAGTTGATGGAAAAAAGGGATGCCCCGCTGCCGTCCGGAGGGTGCTGTCTTCCCGGCAAAGGCCCGGGCGGAAGCGGGGCGCTGGAAAGTCAGTGGAGGGACAGGATGAAGGTGGCATTCTCACGCACCGCCCAGGTCACCAGGCGGTCCACCATGTCCTCCTTGTTCTTCGGGATCGGCAGTTGCCGGGAGCGCAGCATTTCCACCAGGCGCTTGGACGGCAGGGTTCCGATCATCCGGCCCAGCTGGCCGGTGCCGAATGCCTCGCCCGTCGTCCCTCCCAGAATGATCGGATTCAGTGGCTTGGCTTTTTTCTTCACGGGCTTCCCGGCGGGGGCCGCCGGCTTCGGGTTGGTTTTGGCTTTCGCGGCCATGTGTTTTTCGGTGCGTTCGGTGTTCTCGGGAAAGGATCATGGGTCAGACTCGTTCGTGCGGCTGGTAGGTCTCTTCCATCCGGGCGAAGCGGCGCCAGCGGCCGGCGTCCGCCAGCTCGATCAGCGCGCCCCCGGCGGCGGCCAGCGCCATGGCCAGCAGCGCCAGCGGCACCCACCAGAATTGTCCCCCGCGGCAGCCGGCCCCGATCAGGGCCATGGCCGCCACGCAGGCGATCGAGAAGACGGCCAGTCCCAGCGCGTCGCGGCGTGCCAGCGCGGCCAGCCGGTGGTAGTGGTGAGGGTCCTTCATGGGCGCAGGCGGCGGCGTTGGATTTCACGGAGCAGGGCGGCACGGCGGGCCAGCACCCACCGCTGTTCCGGGTCCTTCTTGTCCCACACGCGGCGGGCCATCAGATCGTTCGCCGCGGCCACCAGCGTCCCGTCGTTCATTTCCCGGGCGTGGCGGTCATGCTTCCCGGCGTCGATCTTGTCGGAGTTCATCACGATCATGGATTCAGGGGGTCAGAGGGCTTGCAGCGGTTGCGGGGCGGCGGGATAGCGCGCGGGCCGGGTCTTGCCGGCCAGGTAGCGGCGCAGCTCCCCCAGCGTCACCCCATACTTCCCGGGGCTGGTTTCCGTCACCGCCAGCACCTTCGGGATCGTGTGGCGGGACAGCCCGGTGATCGTCCGCACCGCGGCGAAGTCGAAGACCACCAGCTCCAGCGCCCCGCCGGCCGCGGCCATCGCCTCCGCCGCCACGATCTCCGCCGCCTGGCGGGAAATCGCGGCCCATTGCTCCGCGCTCCACGTCTGGGAAACCGCGCCTTTCATCGTCCGCCCTCCGTTTCCGTTTCCGCGGCATCCGCGCCAGCCTCGCAGGCCTGCTTGCGGATCTCGCGGGACAGCGCGCCCAGCTCGGCGGCCAGCGCCTCCAGCGCGGTGGGGGTGAATTCCCCGGCCGCCAGATTCGCGGCGGTGCGGAGACGGTAGCGGGATTCTTCGGAGAGTTTCATGGGATCGGGGCGGGATCGGGATTCGGGGCGGGCTTGGTCGGGTTGGCGGGGGGCGGTGGCGGTGGAAAGGGATCCGTCCGGCCGGCGGTCACTGTTCGTTTCCTTCTGATCCCCCCCCGAGGTGCAAAAGGGCCGGCCGGACGAAAGGGGTCAGGCCGCGCTGGCGGCCTGCGGGTCCAGCAAGCGGCGGGAAACCTCATCGACCAGCTGGCCGAGAAGTTCCGGCAGCGACAGGCCGCGGCGCATCGCCTCGCGGCGCAGCGCGGAAAGCTGCTTTTCGGAAAGCTCGCGGAGGTCCGCGGCCACCAGGCGGTCTTGCGGTATTCGGGTCGGCTTAGGCATGCGCCCAACAATGCGAGATATTCTCGCATTGTCAATGAGATCTTCTCACTCCTCGTCAAATTTAGTTGGAAGTTCTCACAAAACCGTGTAAGAACCTGATCCATGATCCCCTACGACGAGATCGACAACCGGCTGAAAGCCATTGGAAAGAATCGCGCCTGGCTGGCAGAACGATCCGGCCGCTCCCCCGGCTCCCTTCGCGCGGCTCTTGCTCCCAATGCCAATCCGAAAAACCGAACGAATCTCCTTCAGCGCGCGCTGTCGGAGACAATTGAGCGCGAGGAGGCCGATCAAGCGGCGTTCTCCCAGCCGATCCCGCCCGGCATGACGAACGTGTTCTTGAATGACGAGATGCTGGACCGCGCCGACCGTGCCAGCCGGCAGGTGAATTCCTCATCCCTCGCCGAGTTCTGCCGGGATGCCATCCTGTTCCGTGCGGATGAGATCCTGGCCGGGAACGAAGATCCCGTCCCGCTGCCCTTCACCCCGCCGGCCAACAATAGCCACGCGCCCTACCCCAAGCCCTCCGCGCTGCCCCCGGTGCGCCCAAACTCCCGCCGCGCCAAATAATCCCCTTCTGGCCCGGCCCTTGTCGCAGATGCTCCCGGACATAGACGGTCCGCCCCCCCCTAACAGAAAGCAAATCTTTCACTCCCTCCACGCCCGCAGCCCGTGCCGGGCCATCGGCAGCCAAGCCAGGCATAGCAGGACCAGACCAAGCTCGAACAAAGCACCGTTCTTCTGACTCCCCAGCCACGCAGCCAGCCCCGCATCCCTGGCAACCGCATGCAACACGGCACCGACCACCAGATAACCGATCCACCATGAGAGATCGCCCCATCCGAAAGCCCTTTTCCGCACCGCATCACGCGGCGGCGACAGCTTCACCGTTTTCGCCGCACTCATGGCTTCTCCGTGAAAACGAAGGTCTTCGACGGGTTGATCGGCCGGCCTGTCCGCCCGTCGCCGTGCGTGGTGTCTTCCATCGCGTATCCGCCAGGGAAAGTCCGCGCGGCATATCGATGGGCGACAATCGTCATGTCCTGATGACTCGCCGCCACCGTGCCGAAGCCAAAACGCGTGTCGGTCACGGTGATCATGTGCTTTTTCCCGCCCAGCCGTTCGTGGCGGATCGTCATCCCGCTCGGGTCTTTCACCGCCGGTCCTTGGGCGTTCATTGGACCCACGCACCCCGCCAGCACGGCGGCCATCAGAACAACTAGGATCGATTTCATCAGGAGCAATATGCCATGAGCGCTCGCAAAAAGTTCCGAGTCCGGCGAGGAAATTCCCACCTCTCCGTCTATCCCTGGACGCATCCGCGCACCGGCCGGGAATGCTGGCGCTACGCGTGGCGGGAATCCGCCGGCCAGCCATGGCGCTACGTCACCCGGGAAAAGCGCGCGGACATCGTAGACAGCGCGGAGCGGAAGCTGGCCGAGCTGGACCGCGGCGGCATCGTCTGGAGCGGCCTCCCCGCCGAGCGGCTGGCATTCCTCGAGTCCATCCACCGCACCGCGCGCCCCTCCGACCAGCAGGCCATTCTCGAATTCATCGCCAGCCGGCAGAAAAGCGGTGCCCTGGCCGATGCCGTCGCCCGCTTCATGGCCCACAAGATCGCCGCGAAGAAGGGCCACGAAACCGCGCACCTCGCCCAGGTCCGCCGCGACCTCGAAGCCCTGGCGGATCACTTCCCCGGCCGCCTGGTCATCGATGTCTCCCATCCCGAGCTGGAACAATGGTGGACCGCGCGCGCCGGCACCGCCGGTGCCGATCGCCAGCGTGGCATCCGCACCACCCTGGCTATGTTCTGGAAATGGGCGCGCAAGGACGGCATCGCGGGGAACGACGTGGACACCGTGGCCGACCGCCTCCCCCGCATCGAAGCGGGCGAGGCCTCGCTTTGCATCTTCCACCTCGATGAACTCGAGTTCCTGCTGTCGATCGTGGAACGCCAGTGGTTCCCCCTGATCGTCCTTGGCGCTTTCCAAGGACTCCGGCCCGAAGAGATCGCGCCCAAGCAGGGCAGCCGCAAGCCCCCGAAGCCCGGCGCCCCCGCCCGCAAGACCGCCCCGCCCAAGCCCGGCATGCGGTGGGAATTCATCGACTGGGAATGGAACGTGATCCGGATCCCCAAGGCCGTGTCCAAAACCCGCGAGCGCGTCATGCCGCTGCACCCTGCCACACGTGCCTGGCTCGAGGCCTACGGCGCCGGCCCCACCTGGACCGGCCCGGTCTGCCTGGAGAATCCGACCGAAGTCCACCCGCGCGCCACCACCACATGGGGGAAAGCCCTTGCCGGGAAATTCCCCGAGCGCTTCACCGAGTGGCCGCAGGACGGACCGCGCCACTCGTACGCCTCGTATCGGAATGCCGTCGTGCGGAATCTCCCCCAGGTGGCCGAAGAAATGGGAACCTCCGAAGCCATGCTGCACGGCCACTATCACAACCCGCGCACCACCGCACAGGGTGAAGCCTGGTTCAACTTCCTGCCCTCCGCCGCCCGCGTGCTGGCCGCCTACCTCAAAGCCGCGTGATCCGATTGGCTCCGATTTTCCGAAGGCCTACGCGGGTAGAACGCGGCAGATTTGAAACCTCACGCGCCCGCAATCGTTGAATTTGCACGGTTTCGACAGCTTCCACAAACTTCCCGCATCCCTAAGGATCTAGTGGAGTAATCCGTGGGGGTTCGAGTCCCCCCTCGAGCACCTTCCTTTGAACGACAAGGCCCGGAGCGATCCGGGCCTTTCCGTTTTCAGGGACTGGCGGTGGCCGTGATCCGAGGATGTTCCGATTTCCGGAACCCCTCCTCCGACCATTTTGCTGGCACCAACAAAATGGTCACGGCCGCCGGCTCAGGTCCTCGATGGCCTCCGTCTGGGATTCCAGTTTCATGGCCACGTTCTGCATCACGGAAATCGCGTCCTTGTAGGCGTCCAGCAGCTGGAGGCGGTCGGCGCGCATGTCACTGTAAACATGGACGATCCCCCAGCCGAAGACGCCGGCCACGGCAATTCCTACCCCGAAGCGGGCCAGGGCCCAGACGATGAGACCTTGCCACGTGTTGGGGACCTGGATGGGGTCCGGGGTGTCCCGGTTGGCGATGTCGTGCAGCTCTTCTTGTGACATGGTGGCGGGTGCGGTTGGCGAGGTCTCTTAGTGGGTGATCCGGATGACGGAGCGGATGAGGGTGCGGGACCGGGACCGGCGGAAGACGCCGCCGCCTTCGTTGTTCCCGCTGTCCAGGGAGGTGTTGGCATCGATGGTCTGGACCACGCCGCTGCCGCGCGGGCACCGGGCTTCCACCACGGAGGCGTGGCTGAATTCCCAAATGATGATGTCCCCCGGCTCGAGCGGGTCGCCCTTGCCGATGAAGACCACGCCTTTCCCGGCGTTGCGCTTGGCCCATTGCTCAAGCAGGAAGGCCTTGGCGGTAGTGGGAAGGGTGAAGGGAACGGCGGCCTTGGCGACGGCTTCCCTGACCCAGTAGCAGACGGCGGCGGCGCAGTAGGGCTGCCGGTCCTGGTAGCCGTCCGGGTAGGTGGTGGCGGGCCAGTATTTGGCGATGCCGTCGCCCTGGTTCTTCCCTTCCGTCTCGCGGATCCAGAGGTCCGCCTTGGCAAAATCCACCAGCCGGTGCGCGATGCTGCCGGCGGTGGCGGGCGTCAGCGAGGCTTCCCACGCGGCGCGGGCGGCGGCGGTCCTGGCACCGGGAATGCCATCGAGCGGGCCGGGGTCGAATCCGAGGCTTTTCAGCCCGGCTTGCTGGAGGAACAGGCCGGCGTCCTTCATGGGCCGAGACGGTAAATCGCGTTCACGCGCCAGATGACGCCGGTGGTGGCGGGACAGACGATTGTGGTGGCCGCGCCGGCGGTGGTGGCCGCCAGGCCGGAACCGAAGTCGATGGACACCACCTTGTCGTCCCCCTGGGGTGCGGCGTCCGCGCCGAAGGTGAAAGCCAGCGCGCCGGGCAGGTTGGTGGTGGTGACCACCACGGGCGTGGCGCCGGCGGTGAGCAGCGCGGAGGCGCTGCGGGTGATCTCGATCCGCTGGATGTAGTGCCGCAGCCCGGTGACGGCCGCCAGGGTGGCAGTAAGGGCGACGCCGGCGGCCTGCGTGCTGCTGACCGCGAGGGTCGGCAGGGGGTGGATGATCTCGGTATTCAGGGGGGGATTCACGTCCGCCAGCATGGAGGCGATGCAGGAGCCGGAGGTGTAGGCGGAGACGCGGACGCGGAGCTTGCGCAGCTGGCCGACCGGGATGGCATAGACCACGGCGGTATTGGCGGCGACGAGCGCATGGACCAGCAGCGGCTGGCCTGCACCGGGGATGGTGCCGCCGGCGCACCCGGGGGAGAATGGGTAGGCCGGGACCGGGAAAAATTGCGTCTCGGCCTCGTTGTTCGCCCCGGTGAATTCCAGGGTGCCGATGAAGGAGGTGGACTGGATGT